TCCTTTGCCAAATTCTGCTTTCTCTTGTTCCATTCTCATCTCCTCTAATGCTTTTTCAAATTGTGCTGTAAATAACGGCACTCTTTCATCTTCCATTAGATAGATAGAAGCGTGTTTTAAAGCACCATATAAGTAAGCATCTGGATATCCTGTGGATATAAAGTTCGTTGTATTAGAACTGCTTAAAGCATCAATAGTGCCATAGTATGTTAATTGTAGCGTATAACTTGTGTCAGGGGTAGGTGCTAATTCTAAAGTATTATCTACAAGTGCATAATAAATAGGTTGACCAGTTACGTTGTTATTAGATTTTCTATACACATCTAATGATTCAATAGATTGTTGAAACAATGGTCTAAAATCGTTTGAGGTAATTTCTACATTGATAGCTTCTAACCAATCTGTTGGTAATGACATATATTGTGCATCTGCTGTAGCAGTAGCACGTTTAATCATATCCTTGGTTCTTAATCTTCTATTAAATTCACCTTCTGTTGCATCAATAAAGAAATCTAACTGGTCTGTTAAATCTGACCTGTTTAAGAAATTTGCAATATTAGTTTTTAATTCATCGTATGTCATACTTTACCTTTCCATGTCCTAAAGGGTTTGTTATCTGAATGGTTTAACCATTTCTTCCATTGTGCAGAATCTTTTGCCCAGCCTTCTCTTAAAGCTTTTTGATATATTACCATGGGAACTTCTGCTACATGACGAAAATCTTTACCTGGTTTATGTTCAGATAATTGTTTTACATAGTCTAATGTTGGTTGTATGTCTTGTTTGGTTTGATAAACAACCTTGTCATCTTCTGTAGCAAAGATAGATTTAATACCTTGTCTATGATCTATTAATGTAGTTTTTGCCATGTAGAGATTTTAGCACAAAAAAAAGGGATGCCGAAACATCCCTTTAAGCTATATATCAATATTATGATGTTGATAAATCAGCAACGACTCCGTGAGCAGCTTCGTTAGATACTTCTAACCCATACTCAACAACAATCATTTTTGTTTCAGCATCACCAATAGTAGCAATATCAACAGTTTTGAAATCTCTGAGATATGATACTTTGGCAAATTCTGGGTCTACTAACAGTAATGATCTTTCTCTTGATCTGTTTGATGGAACGATTTTTAGTTCACCAAAGTCAGATGAGTAGATTGATACTGAAGCTTCAACAGTATTAGCATCAACAAATTGTCTAGCCTGTGTTCTACCTGTGAAACCAGAAATAACTTGTTTGTTATGTGGTCCACAAATTGCCATTGATGGCTCGCCACCATTTGTAAAAGCAAGTTGTAAAACATCTTTAAGTAGATCTTCAGTTAAAGCTCTTTGAGTTCCGTCTGTTGGAGCAGCACCGCCACCAGTAGAAGCACCAGAAGTACCCCTTGAATCGTTAGATGTAATCCATGATTCAAAACCACCAGTTACCCTAGCTGTTGTAGCATCACCAGTTGTTTTAGCGCCATTTTTACATAGAGCTTCTTCCATGTCTCTTTTAAGAGCTTTAGCCATAATAGCTAGTTGGTGAGCCATTTCTGATCTCTTACCAGCTGGGTCTGAAGCGTCTTGTGATCCAGTTACAGTTGCATCTCTTGATGAGATCATTGCAACATTACTTACTCTTGTTGTAGCTGTAGCAGCAGCTCTTGAAAGTTCAAAACCTTCTAGCTGACCACTTGCACTTGGAGTAGGTAATGATTCTGTTTGCCAATCAAACACTACGTTTTTAATATTTCGTTTACCAATTGATGACATAAACGGAGTTTGCATAGGAGAGATGTTGTAAATAATATTACTTAAATCTTCTCTGTCAGCAGTAGCCGAATATGTGTCAAAAGCGTTAGTTACTTTAGCCATTTTTATATTCCTTTAAAATTAAATTAATTGTTCAAATACTTTAGCCGCATCCTGAATTTTTCCAGTTTTGGCCAACCTTTGTTTTGCTTTCTTCACAGGAGCTGCCGATTTTGGTCGGTTAGTCGTACCAGGTCTAGCCACTCTTGCTGGTGCTTTTTGTGTTGGTTTTTTCTTTGTGGCTGCAACTGTTTTAGAGTTTAACCAAGCATTTCTTAAACCAAGCAAAGCACGATAATCATAAACCTGTTGTATTTCTTCAGGAGTATATTCCAACTCCCTCATTGCATATTCGCTAATAGCAGCTTTTTCTTTGGCAGCAACCTCTGGGTTTTGCCATTCTGGGATTATTTCAAGAAGTCTTTGGTTGCCGTATTCAACTGCTTTTGCAATTTGTTCTTGCTGTCTAGCAAAGGCTTCTTGTTGAAGTCTTTGTTGTTCAGCACTTACAGCACTAAGCTTTTCTTTTTTTTCATCCCAAAGCTGTTTTTCGCGAACATAACCAACAGGATCATCTTCATACAAAGCGTTCCAATCTGGTTCGTTAGCCAATTCGCCCTTTAATTGGGCTTCCATCTTCGGTAACAACTGCGAATAAATCGCATCTCTTTGCGCTAACTCTGCTTGCTGCTGCTCAATAGTCTTACGCTGTTGAGAGAGTTCTTGTGTCTTGCGCGTATAATCTTGCTGACGAGAATATCCGTTGATAAGTTCATCTTGCGTCACCTCAACTTCTTGACCATCTACTTTTACTGTAAATGTCTGAGGTTGCAAGGCTTCCTCTTCAACATCGGTTTGTTCTTCATCTAGTTCTTCGTCCTCATCGTCAAACCCTTCATCATCTTCTACATCTTCTTCAAAAGTTTCAGGTGATTCAAGTTCTTCTTCAAGGACTTCTTCTTCAGTTACTTCTTCTGTTTCTGTGACTGCATCCTCAACCTTGTCCTCTTCAGGGGTTAAGAAACTTTCAAACATAGAAGTAGTAACTTCCTTATCAGTTTGTAAAGCAGTCGGTTTATCCGTTATTGCCATAATAAATACTCCTTAATGTATTTAAGGGTATTTTAGCTTAATAATGTGTAAAAAGGGAAGGTTTAGCCTATTTTTCTAATTTTGTTTATATTAGCTTTTGTTAGTTTGCCTTTTTCTGCAATGATACGCAGATGTCTTTCAACTTCTGGTAATAGTAATAATGATCTGTGGATATCTTCTCTAGCAGTAACATCATCTATTTCTCTTGAATTTAACCAATGGGTTATATATTCGTTTTTAAGATTTTCTATTGCTTCTTTAAAAACTTCTGATGTTAATATTTGTTCTGCTTGTGCAGCCTTAACTACTTCTTCGTGTGATACTGACATTAAAATAATCCCATTGGTCTAGGTTGTGATATTGAAAATCTACTGCCTGTTGGCTCTCTTAAATCTAGTAGTCCTCTTTCTAAATCTGCAAGTCTTGTATCAATACTAGATAAATCAGGAGCTTGATAGGTTGGTATATCAATACCAGCAATAGCTCTATTAATATCTTCTTGGGTTACAAACTTAGATACATCAGGCATATCTATAGAAAATTCTCTGCCTGTAGGAACGTCTGGTATTAATGTTGGGATATCTTCTCTTCGTACAAATTGTGAAAAGTCTGGTTGTTCTATCGTAGGCATATTTTCTGCAATTCGTTCTTGTACTATTTTTTCAATAGCTTCTCTATCAAAATCAAAATCAAATAATTTACCTATGTCTTGTAAACCGCTTACAGGTGGCACATTTGGTATTTGAACACCACCAAATATATTTCTAAACGGTATATCTTTTCTGTCTACTGGAATATTTACACCACCAATACCTGTGCCAAAATATCTTGGATCATCGGCAAAAACTCCATAAGGACTTGGTGTTCCTTGTGGTGTTTCTACAGGCGTTGTGCCAACAGGTGTTGTTAATTGTTCTTGTGTATAACCCATTGGCATTTCTGGAGAATAACTTACGCCTGGTGCAATGACTTGTTCCATTGGTATGCCGCCTGCTATAGAACGAGCATAGTCAAAACCAGAACGATATGTGGGATCTGAAAAAGGTATTGTATAACTACCAAAATCATCTGGGCCTAATACAGGTCCTTGTTGTTGAGCAACTATATTAGCTATATTGGGAATAAAACCTTTAAAACCGCCACCTAAAAAATCAAAACCACCGCCATCACCAAAATTAGAAACATTACCCATGCCTCCTTGATTTTGATATATACCTGGTACATATAGCGATCTTTCTCTTCGTCTGAAGTCATCATTTTCTCTGATGCCTTCCAACATTCTATTTAAAGCGTCTATTTCCATATTATTGTGTTATTAGTTTATCTATTTTAGCGTCTAGTTTATCTATGCGCTCAATCACTCTATCCATATTCATTATTAATTCTTCTTTGGTAACGAATCGCATAGCAACTTCTTCTCTTGTCTTATTGAGTAGTATATCAACTCTTTTGATTTCTGTCGCGTTAGAACGAATACTATAGATGATAGGACCAAATACCAAGGTCATTATAATATTCCACAATAAGATAGAAGTTATTTCCATTTAGTAGCTCCACACATGAGGGCGTGGCCTACCTTGTGCGTCTTTTGATATGTCCAAGTGTATAAATCTTGCATTGCCTTTTTGGTTAATTCCTATGCCTGTAAATCCATAATCAGTTGCTTTTGATATGACTTCTAGTGCTTGCTCGCCTCTAAGTAATATATCAGCAGCTAATCCTAATGCGTGCGTGCCTGGTTCAGATTTGACTTTTTCTATCGGATGATCTGCACATCTATATCCACTTGTTATTTTAAACGGAAAGCCTACATCGCTTCTTAGTAATTGTAACTTATCTATTAGTTCGTGTTCAATCTTATTTTCACCACAATGCTTACAAGCGAACTCTTCTATCCTAAAATTCTCCCAACTCATTTTGTTAATCCTTTGGTTTTCTCATAACTTCTCATACCACCCAATCCTAACATACCCATTAAAACAGGCAACATAGTAGATGTATCTGCTTGTGGTATATCAATACCAAAAGGTGCAGCTAATGGACTAATTAAAAAGTTTACTGCAAAACCACAAACACAAATCCATGCTGTAGCTGGTCGCCAAGATGATTGAAACCAATTACCTTTGGCTTCTTCTTTGTTTACTTCTATTTGTGCTTTAGCAATCTCATGGATGTGCTTTTCAGACATAGTTGCAAGTTCATGCGCTATTTGTTGTTTTGTATCTGCGTCTGGTATGAACTTATCAAGAATCTTCGTTACTGGTTGTATTAGCTTGTCTATCATTGTGTAACCTTATAAAGTATTCAGCATCGACTAAGGCGAGAGGCTTTGTTCTATTTCTCTTTATTATAACCAAAGGTTCGTAAGCTTTACAGTTTTCTTGCGATTGTTCGTATGCTTTCCATACATTAACTGATTCTTGGTTTTTGCACTCTACTGAGTAAGGAAATTGTTTTCTTGATTGAACACCCATAATAATATCTTCGCCATTAGAACCCATGGGTCTTGATTCTAAATCTTCAGGATCGAAACCAAGTAATTCAACGAGCTTATCTACAACCCATTGTTGTAAAGCTCTGCCTTTAGCCTTGGCAGATTGTGGTTTCATTTATGTTTTTTTATTACAGGAAAGTCTGCTGTAAGTGAAGCACCCTTGTGTTTTACAAACCTACCAGTATGTTTCATAAGTTTATAAGTCTTACCATCTTTCATAAAGTGATAACCTTTAGGTGCTTTTACTTTCATTTTCTTTTCTTTTTCTTTTGTAACTTTTTAAAATCAGCAGCAGTAATTTTATTTCTTGGTTTTGCTACTTTAGCTAATTTTTTTTGCTTTGGTGAGTATTCTTTAAAAGGCATATTATTTTCCTTTCTTTTTAGGTTTTGTTTTTTTCTTTTTAGGTTTCATTGCTGGTTTACCATATCCATATCCTGGCATAATTATCTCCTTTTTTTAATTATAGTTTTTACATTAGTAGGTTTACCACCTACACCTTGTTTCTTTGCTCTTTTTCTTCTGACTGCTGATTCTTTTTCTTTTGCAGTCATGCTTGCGGCTTTAGACTTTGGCACACATTTAGGATAACCTTTCTTATTGGTTGATGCTTTTTTTCTACCGCAAGGCTGATATTTACCTTTCTTTTTTGGTCTGCCAATATCAACCCATTCTTCTTCAAACCATTTGGTTAAACCTTCTGTGTCTCTAGGCATTTCTATATCCGCCACCTTTTTTCTTGTATTCTCTAACTAACCATGCGTTAGCATAAGCACTAGGATATACATCAAACTTTCTTTTAGCAGCAGCTTTCACGCTTGCGTATAAGGCTGGATTTGTTGGAACTGGTCCTTTCTTTTTTTTAGTTTTACCTACCATTTTTTACAACTCCAATATCTTGCTGATAACTTATCAGGTGGATTGGTATCACATTTATGTCTAGCACGAAAAGACTTTCTTCTAGCTGGTTGGTCTTTTTTGATTGTCATTTTAGGATCACCAAATCTAACAAGTTTTACTTGGTCGCCTTTCTTAGCTAGAACAGCAAACTTTTTAGATTTGCCTGGTGTTCGTTTTGGTTTGTTATAACCGCTAAATCTTTCGCCTCTATATGTTATAGCCATTACTTCTTCTTCCTTGGTCTACCTCTTTTTTTAACAACTGGTGCTGGTGACATAAAACCATCAAACCAGTTTAAAAACTTATGTATGGTTTCTTTTAACCATACCCAAAACTTTCTTATGTATTTCATTAGTGTAACTCCTTCTCTTCAATAAATATAATTTCTGAATCTGAATTAACTTCACCACCAGACATAAGCGACATAATTCTTAACGCATCATCTTTGGTTTTTGCTTTTATTTCTTTGCCAACGTAAACCATGTCACCCTCCAATACTTCTAAATTAAATATTTTGTGTTGGTGGTACATTGCCTGTAAATAATCCCTGAGCTTGATCTTTTGCATTTTGTCTAATATTTTCTCTATCTCGCTCCATAATAGCATTTATTTCTGCAATGTTTATTTGCGCACCGTATTTAGCTTGTAACTCTAAAGCTTTAACTCTAAGTTGTGCTTCTTCTATATCTCTTTGTCTATCATCATCCATGATGATTTTCATTCTATCGGTTTCTGCATCAATGATAGCTTTTTGTGCTTGTACTTGTGCCTTCTGAGCTTCAGCCTGTGCTAGTAAAGCAGCTGGATCTGGTTGTGGTGGCTGTTGTGGCATTGGTGGCATAGGCGGTACTTCTGTGTTTATAAACGATTGTGCGTCTTGGAAGCCTGCTAGCTCAATCATTCTTGTCAAAGTATTAGCATATTGTTGCATTGATACCAATGGATTCTGAGGGCCTAGTAATTGCAGTATTTGTTCTTGTTTTCCTGCAACTTGTGTTAAAACTTGGAACTTTTCTTGGTCGGATGACTTAGATATAGCTACATTTACTACCATATCTTTATCTGAATCCCAATATCTTGGGTCTACAGGTATAAATTTACCGTTTAATCTAAATACATCTTGTGCATTTTGATGCTTGATTACCAAGTTATTTACTGTTTTAAACATGGCTTTTAGGCCACCTTCAGCAAAATGTCTGCATATTAGTTCTACTCTGCCTTGCGCACCGCTCATAGTAGCAGTTACTGCTGCGGAAGTTGTAGATTGTAAAGCTTCTGCATTTAATCCTGCGCTTGCTTTAGATACGCCTGTTCTGTTTTCTTTTGATTCGTCTAAATATCCTAAAACTGGGAAAGCTTCTTTACCAACAAAAGGTACTGCAAATGGTTGTACCATGCCTGGCGCTCTCATTCTTATTGGTTGACCGATATCAGTATTTAATACGTCATCTACGTTTACTTGACCTTCAACAATACCCATTCTTGGGAAGATTGAATGACCTAGTGAATCTAAGGTATCACGCATAATTTGTGATTTAGCAGCCTGAATTGGTTTTAGATAATCCGCTGGACATGAACCTATTGCTGTGTGTGGTTCAGGATCTGGACAGAACATACATATTGGTAATTCATCCCAAGGTTCTACGTTTAAAACATGGAGTCCATCACCAGCAGTACATACTCTGATTCGTTCATCAATACCATCACCGTCAAAGTCGTAGTATAAATAATGTTCTACATAGTAAACATCTTTACCACCAGCATCGTTTCTATCTGGGTATACCATGTTATCAAACGGATTTCTTGCTTGTTCTTCTTCGTAGCTTTCTGGGTCTAATGAGCTACCGCCATAACCTGCAAACTCTTCTATTTCTTCGAGGTCGTAACCCATAGCAACTAATTCAGAAACAGATTTAATCATTCTGTGTGCAACATAAGAAGCAGTTTCTATTGTGCGTGCGTGTCTTGAAATTAATATTTCTTCTGGTGGTACAGATTCAATGCATACTTGGTCTTTTGGTTTTAATCGTCTGATTGTAAGGTCGTAGCTTACTGGTATTTCTTGGGTAACTTCTTCACCGCTGATTGGGTCGAAAGTAGTAATAGTTTCTTGCGTGGCTGACTCTTCTATAACTTCTACGTTTTTATCTAGTATTAATGCTTGATACGATTGTGGGTCAATGTTGCTGTATTCGTGCGTGGTTGCTGTAATTGAATCATCCCAAAAGACTTTTACAAAACCAGTCTTTCTAACTAAAGCATCTTTAAAAACGTCATACAAAACTTGGAAGCCTGGATTTTTTTCTCTGATTAAATAATTAATATAATCAGTTTGTTGTTCTGCAAGTTGGATGTCCTCTGGTCCTTTTGGTACAAACTCTACAATCTTCTTAGTACCAAAAAATGTTCGCATGATTGACGGAAGCATAAACAAAACACTTTCTCTAACATCAGTAGAAACATATTCTGACTGAAGCGTGCTTGTGCCTTCTGGCTCATTACCAAGATAATATTCAGTTGACTCAGCTCTTTCCGATCCGACTTGATGAATGAAATCTTTTGCATCATCCATCTCTGATTTAATAACACCAACAAGGTTATCCATGTCTGTTGCTTCTTGCACTTCAACCTTCATTGTTTCTTCTTTTATTTTTTTTGCCATACTTTATTCCTGTAACAATCCTTTGTAATATTTTTTAAACTCTTCTGGTTTATAATTTTTTGAAAAATCTATAGCTGCATCTTTATTTTTACCAAAAGATATTACGTTTCCAGATTTCTTTGCATATTCTAAAGCTTGATCTTCATTCAAGTCTAATTTTTTATACTCACCATCTTCAAAAATTATATTAGGATAAGCATACCAATTACCTTCTTTGTCTGGAGTTGCAGACATAAAGTGAGTTTGCATCCTACCGCCTTCATCAAAAATACTTGGTGTGGGATAATTTTGTGGATTTATAATTCTGTCTACAAAAGGCAAGTCTTTGTTTTGATACAATGTTCCCATATTTTGTATGTTTAGCATTTTTATCAAATCTTCAACTTTATAATCCATTATCCAACTCTAATTATTCTTGATTTAAGTGGTTGTCTAAAATTATAGCCGAATTGACTTCCACTTCCACTAAAACTTGCAGCACTACTTGCCATTGTCAATGCAAGTGCATCTGCTTTATCTGGTGACTTGATACCTCGCTTGCGCATCTCGTCTTTACTTTCTATTTTTATTTTACCACTAGAAGTATATTTATATAAGGGGGAAGCTAACTCGGCTTCTAATTCATCATCAACTGGTAATCTGCAATCTCTATGCGCCAACCAGTCTTTGATTGCAAACCACAACTCCGCACGCAAGTTTAAATAATTTTTTTTAGTCGCTGGTGCTTCAGCTACATTCACGCCACGCACAGGTAAGTTCTGCTCGGCGAGTCTATCGACTACGCCTGCGCCCAAACCAATAACGTCAATTAATATTTCTTGTGGTTTTTCAATCGCAGTAGCATCATCGTATCTATTTTTTATCACACCACATAATTGCATTAAGTCCATAGAAGGAAAGGATTGTATTTCAAGGACATGGTTTCCCTGACGCACGCATAGGGCTGAGTTATCGCCACCAAATCTTGCGACATCTAATCCCCAAATAATAGGTTCGCTTGCTGCGAGGGCTACATCTCTGTCGATTGCGCTTTTAATTAAATCCATTGGTATAACCGTATCGTCATCCGCGGAGGGGAATAAGCCCATCACCTCCACGCGCGCAACGGTAGAATCTTCACCGTACTGCTCAATCATCTTAGAGAAGAGTTCCTTGTCCGTGCCTTCGACCGTGCGTGAGTCTATTTGCTCGTTTTTCCAGAAGGATTTTGCGCTGTGGAAGGAATCGTAGAATGGCCCTTGATTCCTGCGTGGGTTGGAGAAAGTAAACCAAAAACGGTTAGGCGTGGGTTCGGAGAAGAACCCCTCGCTGACTGAATAAATGGGAGAAGGAATACCAGACGCTTCATCCATAATCAGGCATACGCCATAAGATGAATGGATGCCTGCAAACGCATCTGGATTTTCCTCACTCCATAACTGTGCTTGGGCATAATAATAACCAGTATCTATTTTTAAGTCTCGCTCTAATGCTTCATCAAACCATGCAGCTGGTTTTATGGTTGTGGCAGTCTTTGACCACCAATGAGAGTTAATAGATAGCGTGAGCCATTTACCTAGCTCTGCCCATGTTCTACTTCTTAACTGTTGTTCGGTG